ATTCGGAAATTGATGTTGCTGCTCTTGCTCCAACTGGAAATCCATAAACCAAACATCCGATAAGTTTTTCATTATCACCCAATGCGTTTACTTCATCTGTTCTATAAAATATACCCAATGAGTATCTACAAGCAGTCCATGCGTGAGTGTAATGTTTTTTAACTATAATCTCTTTTGCAATCGATGGACTTATTTCTCTAATTGTAACTCTGGATACATCACAATAATTTTTATTAGCTTCTTTCATACGGCCATTTGAGCATGTGTTTCCATGTCTCGTTTGTAACTATTTTTTTAATATTTGCGGGTGAAACTTTGTGATTCTGAGCCAATACTTTAATATTACGATGTCCAACTTTCCATAGTTCTCTAATCGTTTCAACTTGCTTTTCAGTAAGTTTGCTCATTGGATGCGCTTCACCCTTTAACATAACCCTAATATAAGTAACTTTTTTCATTTTAACAAATCTATTTTATAGCTTCGTTAATTGCGTTTGCGTATGTTAATTTAGATTGTAATCCTGTAAATCTTTCTAATAATTGACCATTTTTTTCAATAATAACAACTGGAATAGAAGTAATACTATATTGTTCTGCTTCTGCTGGTGCTGTATCAACATCGTATTCAATAATTTCGGCTTTTCCGGCATATTGTTCTCTAAGTTGTTGTAATACTGGTTTTAGCATTCTGCAAGGTCCACACCACTCTGCTCCAAATTTTTTAATTGTGATCATTTTCTTTTTGTTTTATGTTTTTGTTTCCTTTTATATGCTTCGGCTCATATGGACAATGGCGGCACCCACTCCCACAGCAATGACCTCGTTGTAGGTGATACTCAGCAGTGAAAACCACTCTACCATTTTCCATATAGTATAATTCTTTATCATCTTTATTTAACTTCACAAGCACCTCCTGCACAAGCTAACTCACCACTTAAATCAGTATTATCGTTTAATTCAATAACTTTACTTAAATCTACATCGTGCAATGATTTCATTAATTCTTCATATTTCTCCTTTGTACAATCTTCGAATGGTGCTTGAATATAAGTTCCACCATCGTAAGGTAAAACTGAAAGTCCGTTGTATGCATCTTTATTTTCCCACATCCATTCACCAACTGCATCCCATTCATGCTCTCTAATTGAGACAGTTGCGGATACATTATGTGTATTATTTCCACTTCTATGTCCTGGCTTAATCCATTCATTGTGTACTCTCTTAACTCTTTCTAATAATTGTATTGGAGACTCAGTTCTAAATATTGAATTTTCTGGTGCTTTTTGTGGAATACCAATTACCGCAGTATCATGTGGTCTAAAATATTCATCTTCTACTAATTCGGGGTGATTAAGATATAGGTATTGATAAATTGCTTCATTCTTACCAACTCTTACCCTACGAATGTAATAATCATTGTGCCATGCGTGAATGCCCGAACTGGTTCCTAAAGTTAATGATGTTGTTCCGGCAGGTTTAACAGTCGTTGTTCTTGCTGAATGATTAACTTCGATTATATCCGCTACTCTTTTGTTTTCTTCTTTAACTGTCTTTGCTGCTTCTTTCATATTCAACTTCAATACTGCCCCACTTCCGATACCTGTCATAGATACACCAATAAGTGCATCCTTTTCAGTTGTTCTTTGCCAAATCGGTCTTAGGTAATGGAAATCGGTATAACCCGCTTGTAATGTTCCGATGAATGATGCTGCTTTAACTCTTGCATTCAAATCATCCTGGTCTACTACATCACTTACATTTACTTCACATAAGTTACAGAATTGGAAAGGTCTTAATGCAATCTCACAACAAGGATTAGTTCCCCAATCTTTGTCGTTTGATAAGTAGATACCAGGTTCACCGGCACCACTTGCTTCAATTCTTTTCCATAAACTTAAAAAATATTCCTTTGTAATTTTGTGTCTCATTAGGACTGCTGAATTGTTTGCTCTACCTCTTTGTGGATTTTGTTCCCACCATGCACCACTCTTACAACTAATCATTTGTTCATCGGTTGCAGAGAATAAACAAATTAAGGCTGCTCTACGAATACCACCCGCTAATACTGCATCTGCAATATGACAAATAATATCATGTACTTCGATTGGAGTTAATTTATCTCCATCATTTTTTGCATCAAATATACCTTCCAACTTAATCAAACATTCTTTAAGTGGTTGAGGTCCTGGTGCTTTACCACCCGATGTAATTAATCTTGAACCTTTTGGACGGATGTCTCTAAAATCAAATACAGGCTTACTTCCACCAAAGAAATATGCTTTAACCATTACCGATATTGCATCTGCCCATCCTTCAATAGAATCACCAATAAGAAATCTTCTAGTCTTATCAGCGTTTGGTTTACGGATTTCAGGCAATTGTTCTACATGGTGTTTTTGAACTGAATATCCTACGCCCGTTCCACCTAATAGAAGGAACATAATTTCAGAGAATACTCTCCAATCATCTGCTGGTGCGAATGCGCAGTTATAAATTCTATTTGGACTGATTTCAATTGGTTTACCTGCGAACTGCATTGAGCGCATAGATGGTAATACCTTCTTATCATACACAAATTTGTAGTTATCTTTAATCTCTTGCTTTAATTTTGGATATTTTTTAATATGCATCTCCATATTACGAGTTACCAATTCCTTCCATGTTTCTCTCCTTTGTAATTCTGGCTGATATTTTGCATACTTCATATAAACCGTAATGTCCGATAAAATCTTTGTTGAAATGTCCATTTGTTTTTTGATTTTTAAATTATGTAATGTAAATATTTTATCAGGAAAACCTGAAAATAAAAAGATAAATATGGGTTGATTCGGACAATACCCCCATTTTCTTTAGTAAATTTTAGGTTTTTTTCAAAAATATTTTTTGTATGTTTTTTCTATTTTTTAATACTTATCAACCCATATTCTCTACATATTTTTTATGTAGAAGTTTCTTTTCTAAGTTTTCTCCGTTTTTACTTTCTTTTGTTACCGCCATACCGTCTACCGAACTAGCTGCGAATACATCCATAACACCGTGAAACGTATCTATCTTTGCCGGAAAAGTCATACCATCTGGTCCAAATCGGTTCTTTACAATGTGAATGCGACCTGTATTAGATAACTTATCTTTGGTCTTTCTACTCACACTCATAATGAAATCCGCTGTTTGAACTTTCTTATATGAGTCACCTACACTATCCGCTTGAATAACTTCGTGGTCAATTGCTGCTCTATTTGTTTGAGTTGCTGTCCAAATAGGAATACCTGTTATACCACTTAATCCCCTAAGTTCTTCGTAAATACCACCTAATTCAGCGTATAAACCATCACTTGCTCTATTACCACTTTTTAACAAATCTGCGTAATCTATAATGATTAGTTGTGGATTAAAACCACTTGCTCTTACTTTATCAATATGTGCTGATAAAGTTTTAGCCGATGCAAATTGTGGCGGATAGTATTTAATCTTTACTCTACCTGGAGTTTGTTTTACTTTACGAACAATATCATCCTTTCTTAACTTTTGGTCTCCGGTAGTGATGTTAGTAAGAATTGTAATGTATCTTTGACCTACATAATTTTCAGATAATTCCAAAGTGTAATGCAATACATTTACACCTCTTTGTAATGCTGCACATGCAATCTTTGATAAGAACCAACTTTTACCAATACCGGATGGAGCCATAACTACACCTAATTCACCGGGTCCTAAACCACCATCCATTAGTTCATCAATAACATCCCAACCGGTTGATACCGAATCTCTCTTAACTTCTTCTAAGATGTTTTCAAAATCATCAATAAAATCTAAACCCAAATCATTTTCTACACCTACTTTAGATGCAGCAGTCATTGTGTCTATAATCTTATCGTATTGTCCTGATTTTAGTAAATCTACGGATTTTAAGAGCGCTTCCTTAACCTTTTGGTTTTTGGCGAAGGTAAGATACTCTTTCTTAACATAAGGTAAATCATCCGTTCCTATTTGCTGATAAACACCTTTTAACTGCTCTATGACAGTTTGTTTCAAAACCTTATCTTCAATCTCTCCCACTTTGATTTTAAAAACCTCCATGGTCGGACTCTTACGAAACTCATCAAAGTAAGTTTGTGTTTCCTTTACAATCCATTGGTTGGCTTGAGATTCAAAGAAATCTGGTTTAGTAATTTCGTTTACTTGTTCTAAGAACTTTTCATCAGATAGAAATGAAGCAACAACTTTGGATTGGTAAGAACTACCATATTTAACCAATGTGTCTACTGCTTCCATTATTGTCTTTGTTTTTCTTTAAGTTTACTTCTTTTTAGTTGCTTTTCTGCAATTGTTTCAACTTTCTTTTCTTCTTCTACTTCTTGCTTTTCAGTTTTTGCACTTCTCACTTGCTTTTTCCATTCTTCTTTAGCGACATATTCCCATGTAAAACCAGCCATTTGATAAGCTTGTGTATCATCTACTCTGATGATATTTCCTGTTTGTTTGTTTTTAAGACACTTCATAGTTTTCCTCTGTGTTTTTTAATTTTAAAATAATTGTCCTATATTCTATATCTCTAATCCACCCATATCTGGATGTTTCGGTATATTCTATGTAAAAAGAATCCCCAATAAGTTCTTTTATATCATCCAAAGTTACACCATGTGGATGTTCTATCAATACTAATTTAGTATTTTCATGCATATAATTTTTTACATCTTTTAAGAATTTTTTATGTATATGCATATCTTCATCTAATGATATTATTTTTTCAAACCTTTCTTTATATCCCCAATGTCTTAAAGTTTTAAAATGGGGTGGGTTGCATACTATTGTATCAAATTTAATATTTTCATCAAACGAATTAAAAATATCGGAATGTATAAATTTTACACTTTGTAAATTGTTTTCTTTTATCGTTTTATCTATACATTTTTCGTTTTCTAAATTAATATCGGATAAATACAATTCATCTGCAATACCATTAAATTTTAAATAAAATCCCATAAATGCCGGACCAGAAAACATTTCTAAAACTTTACCAACAGGTAGTTTTGATTTTATACTTTCCATTGCATTTATACCAAATATACTACCACCACCATCTAACTCAGTTTCGTAATATATTTTATTTTTATTTATATCTAGTGTATTCATTATCTAATAACCATTAAAATTTCTGATTCTCTAATTAAGATATATTTTTTGTTTGCAATCTTAACTTCTTGTCCCTGATGATATGGTGGAAGGATTACTTCATCACCTACTTTTAAACTCATTGGAATTGCCACTCCACTTTGTGTAAATAAACCATCACCCACTGCTTCAACTTTTGCTCTCTTAACATCTTCACTTCTTGCAGTATCAGGGATAATAATACCAGCTGCTGTTGTTGTTTCTTCTTTTGGGTGTAATTCTGTTAGAAGAACTCTATCTCCTAACGGTTTTGCTAATTTGTCTGCCATAACTTATTTTTTATTTTTTCCTCTAATAATTTCTAATAATTTGTATTCTCTTACTTCTTTGATTTTCCTGCTTAACCAACTTTCATTTTCATTTACTCTTGCCAATTTCTTTTGCAATTTGTGAAGTTTTTGATAAGCTTTTCCTTTGTCTGCTTTTTTCTCACTCATAATTAAAATTTTGAAATGTGTCCAAATGTTGATTGCAACCAGTCATTAATATCTTTAAATGCATCTATTGTTCCATGTCTCAATCCTGCTTTTAAGAAACCTTGCTTGTCAAACTTTGGTGTTGGTTCATCATATCTACTCATAATTTTCATACGAAGATTTCCACTAAACTCTGGTTCCGCTAACTGCATCAATCTACGATTTCTTTCGCAAATTGCCAAATTACTTTCAAATAATTCGTGTGCTTTTATTTTCTTATCCAACCCCTTCACATATTCCAACATACTTTCCGTTGAATGATAAGTTTCCTCTGCAAGAATTGGAAATGCTTTGATAATAGATTTAATACCTAATCCATCTACACCACCAATGTTATCCGATTTATCACCATCAATCATTCTGAAGTTTATAAAGTTATAGGGATGAATACCAAACTCCTCCAATACTTCCTCTATATTGTAGATTTTCTTTTTAGACGGAGAATAAACAGATACATCTTTATTTACTAATTGCAAAAAATCTTTATCAGATGACATAAGAACTACTTTCTCATCATCTTGTCTAAGTTGAGTTGCAATATAACCCATAACATCATCTGCTTCAATACCATCATATAACATAATGGTCACAGGTAAATGTGTTAGGAGTTCTGCTAGTGCTACCATCTGTCTACGCATTGAAACCTGTTCATCTTCAGGGTTCATATCGCCGCCAGTAATAGCACGATTAAGGCGGATTTTGTTTTTAGCTCTATCCGCCTTATATCCTGCGTAAATATTTTGTCTGCTTTTTGCACCACCTTTGCCATCAAAGGTTAGAATAACTCTAGTAGGATTAATCATACGGATAGCGTAGCCGATACTTTTAAGAGTACCGACTATGCCTCCAATATGGTCACCATTATCTGAAAGATTTGGTGCTGTTGACCAGGAACGAATGAAGGTATTAAGACCATCAATAACTAAAGTTTTGGAATTTCTATGTAAATTACCGAAACTTCTATGTTCCTCATCTATTTGTTTAAGTATATCTAAATACTTTTTATTAATCTGACTCATTTGCTACATCCGTTGTTTCATCAACTTCTCCTGAAGCGGAATTTGTTTTGTATTGTAATATTGAAACCTCACATATCTTACGATAAATTTGGTCTTTTAGTTCTTCATTTGATAGAATTTGTGGGAAATCTTTTGATTGAAATTTCATTACTTCACCAGTATCAGTATCGGTGTATTCATACCATGCACCGGCCTGTTTTACCAATTTGTTATCTTTCATTACACTCAACCAACTTCCATAGTTATCAATACCTCTATCAAAAAAGATACTGAAATCTGCATGTCTCAATGGTGGTCCTAAACGATTTTTAACAACTTGTGCTCTTACTTTGATACCAACAATTTTATCACCAATTTTCAATTGTCCCATTGATTTTAATCTCAATCTAACCGATGCGTGGAATGCTAATGCCTTACCACCTGATGTTGTCCAAGGGTCTGAGAAAGCCATTGCGTTCATCTTTTGACGAAGTTGGTTAGTAAACACCAAACAAATGTTTTGTCTACCAATCATATTCGTAATCTTTCTCATTGCTTTGGATATGATGATTGCTTTATCGGTTGCGTATCCGTCCTTATCATAATCTGCTTCCAATTCTTTCTTTGTAGATGCTGCTGCTACTGAGTCAACCACAATAGTCACCAATCTATTTTTATCGGAAGTTCTGATTTTTTCAATAATAGTTTCACAAGCTTCAAAAATACCTTCAACCGTATCTACTGAAACATATAACAACTTAGAAATATCAACACCAATTGCTTCCAAAAACTCTCTGTTTACAGCAGTTTCTGTATCAATCAATACTGCTACTCCACCTTTCTTTTGTGTTTCAGCTAACAGATGGGCAGAGAGCAAAGATTTTCCACTCTGCTCTAAGCCCGTAATTTCTGCTATACGGCCAACCGGCAAACCACCATAAGGTCTATTAGAGATTGCAACATCCAAAAGAGCATTACCCGTAGATAACCAATCTTTTACATTGGTAGGGGCATCACCACCACCATCTGTTAGGAAGTATGCAATTCTACCATCCTTATTTTGTTTGTTTAATGAGTCTGCAAGAATACTTGCTAAATCCTCTTGTACTTTGGCCATAAATGTAACCTGTTATTAATTGTTAAATAAATCATCAAATGCTGAAGCTACATCATCTGCTTTCTTTGGTTCTTCTTTTTCCCAAGGTAAATCATTCAATTCTTGAGTACCACCCATATCAACCGAAACAGAAGATTGCTTTTTTGCAATTGGTTGTGTTTTTGGTTTTGGTGCTTCTAATTCCTCAACAATTTCATCATCTGCTGCAGCGGAACCTGGATTCAACCAGTTTTCTAATACTGTTTTTAATTCAGCGTAAGATAACTCAGAATATAATTCAGTAATATTCTTTTGATTTTCTAACAATGATTGAACCATTGCTGGGTCATCATGTAATTTACTTACCGCTGGTTTAATTCTGATTGCAGTTGTTGGATATGCTGCGTTAGATTCTTCGGCAGATGTTACATCCAATACGATATCTCTACCTTGCATTGGGTCTGTAATATCTCCGTAATCAGGATCAGCAATATAACCCAAAATGTCTTGGTAAACTGTCTTACCAAATCCCCAGAATTTAACACCTTCGTTTTCTTTACCTCTTACGATAACAGGTACGAAAGTTCTTAATTTTGGTTCCATTTTCTTACCTGCTTTCCAATCATCAGTATCACCTGTTCTCTTAAGTTTTTCTGCAAACTCTACGATAGGGTCAGGTCTACCAAAAGACATTGGACTCAAATAAGTTTTGTTGTTAATGTTGTAGTGAAAATAAAGTTCAATAAAAGGTAAATCTTTGTTGAACTTGTACGGAACGATTCTGATTTGAGATTTTCCGTTTGCTGGCTTCCAAATTGAGTCAGACTTCTTTGTGTTGTTTTGTAGAGAATTAAATCTCGACAGGGCCAATTTAATGTCCATTTTTTCTTTGTTTTAAGGTTTAAAAATTTGTTTTAAGTTTAAGGTTTATAGCTATATATCCTATATAAATAAGTATAACCTTTTGAACTTTTACTATGTAAATATAAGGAAAATTTCCTGAATTACCAAATCTATTTTTCGAGGTTTTTTACCTTTCTTTCTAAGTAAAATATAGCCTTTTTTAGGTCCTCTAATTCCTTTTTGGGGTCTTTTTTACCTGCTCTGGCAACATATTTAACCACATTGAATAAATACGCATCTTTATCCAATCCCCAAGCCTCACATACCTTAATTACTTCATATGGATTATCTACACCACCATAGTGTTGAGGTCCATTTACCATTTCTTTTATTTCCATATTTGCCACCATCTTTTTTTCTTAATTTCCGGCTTTGCGAATGGTTGTTTGTTATCCCAAATGTTTACAATTCCACCATATCTTACCATCATCATTTGACAAAATAATTGATGGTATTTAGGTGGTAGGTTTTCAAAATCTGCTTTTATCTCAACATCCAACGATATACTTTTTCCATCACCTATCATTAGTTTTAGATGGTCCTGCATTCTTACAATAGTAGAACTTTTGACAGTTAGATGTGAACCATCTCCGATATAGAATTCTCCAGGTTTTGGTTTATTTTTTGTCGCCATTATTATTTTTTATTTTCCCAATACATTTGTCTAACCTTTGCTCCTAATTCGGAGTCGTTAGGTGTATCTAAAATACTTCTTTCATCGATGGTAATTAGTTTTCTGCTACTACCCTGATAACACTCTCTACAACATTGTCCTGCTCCTTCTACATATCCGTATCTGAAATCAATATGGGTATTTACCAACACATCGGTAGTTTTACCGCACATTATACAAATTTCAAAAATTTCTTTTGGTAATCCAACGGATGTTACTAATCCATCTTCGTTGATTGTAAGTGGTACATGATGTTCTGCCATAACTTATAATTTTACTGGTTTTTGATTATATTTTTCTTTTATTTTCATTATTAGAGCACAACTTTCATAATCCTCAAAATCAATAAGGGTTTGTAATTGTTCATCTAATAAATCTTTGAATTCTCTTCTATCAATTGAAAGTGTAATTACCAATAATCCTTTGATAATTATTCTTGCAAAATCAACCGTCTTTTTTCTTGTATTAAAATTTGCATTGATTGCCTGTACTATGGCTTTTGCTATTTCCTCTCTATGAGATTCAAACACATCCTTTGGGTTGTTTACATCTATTTCAATTGGAGTAAATTTATCTTTTTTAGCTTTCATAAAACTAATATAAGAAAATTATTTTAATACTCCAAATTTTCTGTATTAAAACTTTTAAAAACTTTTGTAGGTATTTTTTTATATCCCTGATTTGAAGTTGTAAGTATACAATTTCTAAATTCTTCCCAATCAATCATATATGAATTATCTACAACTCCACCGGTTTTTGACTTAACTACTTCATTAAGTGCATTAATAGTGTATATTGTGTTTGATTGTTTCTTTCTATGTACTAAGATTGTTTTCCATTGTGAGTCTATTGGAGCCGAACCTTTCTCAACATTAAATGTAATAAATGCTTCTTCTGGTTTTGATTTATTTTCCAATACAAAAACATTTGGATTTGTTAAAATATAATTTTTTAATATAAATTCTTGAGCTATGTTTATTTCTTCCTTTGTCGTGAAAAGGCAAAGTAATTGTGTATTCATTTTATTTTCCGTATACTTTTTCATTTGCCAAAGTTAATACTTTTGCAAATCTTTTATCTAATTTCATTTCAAATTTAATATTTCCACCATAACCTACACCATCTTCTCTAATTCCGATAGATGCAATTGGAATTGTTAGTTTTGATGTTTTTGCTTTATAAGCTAAATATGGTGGTTGTGCATTTGTAATAGCTGTTAAATTTTCTTTGATTTCATCAAAATTGGATGTTCCAAATATTTCTTTTATAATACTTCTATCCAATGAGTATTTTCCAATAGCCATAGATTCTTCACCTTCACAAACGGCTTTTAATGGAAATTCTTCTCTAATAGAATTAACCAATCCTTGTCTTAATTTTTTATTAGTTTTTAATGCATCCACCGAATCCGATATAAATTGTTTGTGCATTTTTTGAACACCTGCAACATATTTGTTTGCACCTGCATCACCTTTTTGTGCCAATGCATCAATAGCACTATATACTATATTATTAACATCTCTAGAACCTTTTCCAGATGCCAATAACGCAACTGCTTCTTTAACACTAATTCCTTTAGATTTTACTAATGCATTTACTTCTTTATTTTTTTGAGAAATATTAACCAATTTTTGTAAATTCTTTTTACCAAATGTTGCTAATCCTTTTCTTTCTTTTTCGGAATAAACATTTTGATTGATATTATCTGGCAAATTTGGGTCCCACGTTTTAAACATTCCGGCACCTGAATTTAAGAAGTTTACATCCAATGATTTTTTCAAAGATACTTCATCTAAAATTTTTTGACCATCTTTAGTTTTAATCTTAAAGTATGCATCTGACGAGAATCCTTTATTCTTTTTGTAATCTTTTAATCCCAATGCAGATACTTCACTTTCAGTATCCCATGCACCTGCTTCAATTATAGCACCTGGATATTCTTTACCTAATCTATTTCTAATTGCTTTTCTGTTATTTGCAGCTGCTAATATCCAACTCTTTTGAACTATTCTACTTCCTTCTTTTGCAAGTTTTGGATTTTTTTGAACTTGCATTTCTTCATGCTTCATTAATGAATTAAAGAATATTGCTGCATTTTTATCATCCAATGTTGTAGAAATCAATGTCATCAATTCACCCGCTTGTGCTGGGATTTTACCCGCTCCACCTTCAATATCAGAAAAATGTGACCACTTTTTAGTATCATTATCTAATTTAGAGTTTATCATTCTTTCCAACTCAGTTAAATGTCTTTTTGGAATTTTTGCATTTTTTAAAATTTCCATAGGAAACTTAAATAATGGTGGTGGTGGGCCAATTTGACTTTTTTTATTTTTAGCATAGAACTGTGCATCACTCATTGCGTGTTTTCTATTAAATTCTTTTGTATTAACAGAATCTACTTTTTGTAATGTTTTATCTTTACCAGAAATTACTCTTTGTTTTCCACCTTTTGCAAATTTTTCTTTTGCTTTATTCGCTGCTATTCTTTTTTCAGCACCACTTATAAATCCTGATGGTTTAATATTTGGTTTTGGTGCTTCTGGTTTTCCAGCTGGAGTTGCTTTTTTACTACCCGCTGTTGGTTGTGCTACTTTACCTTTTTGTTGAATTGGTTGAGTTCCCTTATATTGTGGTCCCTCTCCTGGTTTGATTTTTACTAATCTTGTACCACTATCATCTTTTTTATAAGTTGCTGGTACACCTTTAGATTTACCATAATATCCTTTACCTAAGTGCATTACACCTTTTGATTGTGCATCTTTTGCTAATGAATTTGCTTTAAATGTTGCACCTGTCTGTGGTTTTTTATCTTTAGCCGGATTTTTACCTTTTTCTAAAATGCTTGCTTCATTCAAATAGCTAAAATATACTCTAGCTTTTTGTGCAAATATTTCTGCATCCTTAACTCCGTTCTCTTTTAATATATCAATTAATATATTAACTTGAGATTCTTGCATCAAATCTACGATTCCAGTTTCTACTCTGTAACTTAATTCTAATAAGATTTCTTCAATATTATTAATCATTCTATTTTCTTAAAATGCGTTGTTTAATTGTTTTGCAATTTTATCACCATATTGGTTTTTAGCCTGATTCAAAAGATTATTAACAATTGCGGTTCTGTACTTTATTAATGATTGTGGCATATGACCTTTTAAGTCGTGATATTTTTGAATTTTTCCTATTTGTTCAATATAAGATTTATCCCCGGTCAATTTTGCTAATGCTAAAGCCGCACCA